ATGTGTAGCCTCCAAATTTTGCCGAGTCGAGCAGCATTCTCATGGAGTCAGGCACAACATGAGCCACAACTCCTACCTGTACGCTTGAGCGGTTTTCATATAAGTGTGTGATGAGCATGAGCATGGCGTTGCGTATACGTTGAGGAACCGCTGAGCTCGTGCTGCCATAGCCAGCCCAAAAAGTCACCTCAATGCTGTTGAAATCAGCCAAGTGAGCGGGCCACGAATCACCGTAATTGGTACGCAACACAGCAGGCACCGCATGAGCGTCAACTCTGTACTCAGTTGAGCTGAGTGTGATTTTGATTTCTGTGTCTGTGGTGTATGTCAGATTCACTGAATCATACCCGCTGACGGTACTGAGCGGTGATTTAGGCAGCTCAATGTGAGCCGGGAACATGTCGAGAGTCATCTTGTATTGCGTGAGCATGAGTGTGCAATCAAGATAGGTCTCAACATACTCACGCGCTGATGTGATGACGTTGCTGATGATCGTGTCATCATCGCTGTGCTCGATTCTCAGGTGCTGCTTTGCCTCTGCAACAGTGAGGGGCTCAGATGTTGGCTCAGTAATTTTTCGGAGGCTTCGATATCTCATTCGGCTTTTTTCCTCCGAGGTGCTCGTTTTTTCTTTGTTGTTTTCTTCTTTGCTGTTGAGCTCTTTGTTTTGACAGCAGGTTTCTCAATAGTTTCTCGAGTGATCCCGATGCGGTTGAGCAGATCGGCACGACCCCCTGCCATGTCAATGACCTGACCACACTTGAACCATCGCCAATCTCGTAAAAATTCAACACGCATCAGAGCCCTCAGCTGTTTTTGTTTTCACGATATATGACGCTGCAAGCCCTGCCCTCAGAGATCAAGCCAAGGGCAGGGCGAGCGGTCAACTCAAGCTCAGGAGGCAGAGCCGAGTTTTAAACCAACAACAGGCCCAGCAGCAGAGGCAGAGCCGAGATCATGCCAAACAGCAGTTGCTCGAATCGTGCCAAACATTGCCGTCTGATCATATTCAATGTACCGATCAGTCGAGCTCACAAGCTCAAAATCTCGACGCAAGCCAAATATGCCAGCCCGTGAAAAGTCGCCAAACAAAATAGCAACGTCACCAGCACCGGCAGAGCTTCCCGGCAAAGCCTGCGATAGTGTCACAGGGTAGCCGAGAAAACTTGGGCCTGCACCAACTTGCAACGAGCTGACACCCTGAGAAAGGTCGAGACGTTGCAAAACTTGATGGTACACATACGGGCTCACAATAAAGCGAGCATTATCAAGAGCATACCGTGGGGCCATTGCCAAAAGTGCCGTCAGATCGTTGACAGTGATTTCGGTTGGCAAGTCATTGCCCGTGTCAGTCGTGTGAATTGCTCCGGCATTTGTTGCGATTCCTGCCGAGTCATCAAGTATGCCAGTGATTGAGCCGTATGTGCTCGAGCCGTCACCGTTGACAACCGCCTCAGTGAGTGCGCCTGTGTATGCGGTTGCAAACTCAGTCACAACATGCTCAGAGATATTGATAACAGAATCAGCAAGCAGCTCATTCGCAATCTTGACCCCTAAGCCATATTTAGCTGCCACAAGCTGCACTTGAGTGCTTTGAGAATCGCTAGTGGTGATTTCAGAATTTTCTGACAGCCAGGCTCCGCTATACCCTGCCGTTCGCTTGGGGACAAGCAGCGTGTCAGAGGTCATTGGCATGCGCTGCATGTCATTGTAGACCTCGTTTTTTTCTTCAACATTTCTGATGAGTGTTGCACTCAAAACGTCATCGACAAACGCGCCGCCCTTTGTGGAGCTGCTGCCACCCATTGCACGAGTCTGCACATCATTGCGCTCACACCACTCACGAGCTGACACATTGCCGAGCACATAGCCAGCAATAAATTGCCCGGCGCGGTATGCGGTTTCTTTGTCTTCAAATGCTCGCAGCTTGCCAGCATGTTGCACTGCGGCGGGCTTGCTGATCTCTCTTGTTTCTTGTTGTACTGGTGCCTCAAGTGCAGTGCATCGGTTGACGATTGAGTCAAGTTTTGCACGAGCTTCTGCGACCTTTGCAGCGTTGTCTGCTCTGACCTCAAGCTCATCAGCTTGAGCCATCAGCTCACCAATGTCTGCATCACGCTGCTCAATGACAGCAGCGTCATCAGACTCAACTGCTCGCAAGTTGTCGAGCTTGTCGGCAATCTCACGAGATTCATTTTTTATGTTTTCAATGTCCATGTGTGTGGAGCTCCTGAGTGGTAAATACTTACCATGTAGCATCTCACAGGCATGGTGCCGTTTTGTTGTATCTTACAACCGCCGACGATATATGAGATGAGCAGGCACATTTTCACGCCTACGCTCACCACATTGACGGCACTCAAGATATTGCACCTGAGATGCACCTGAGCGTTTTGATGCTCGGCACCTCATGAGCTCACCGCATTTTTTGCAAAGTCTATCAGTGCTCACGTCTCAGCCACCTCGCAACGTGTTGAGCTTGTGCTAGAGGGCTTACTTTTGCCGGTTTGGTTTCTACTGTCTCAGGTTGAGCAAACAGGTCAGCGCATCTCTGCCGCACTGCTGCCGTGCTTGTGGGGTATGCTGGTGATCCGACGATGCTGATTTCGTAAATTTGCAAACGCTTTATTGTGCGAATAGCCTGGTCACCGTCTCTGTGATACTCCTCATCGTCTTCATGAGCTCGAAACGCAAAGCTCGCACCTTTGAGGTTGCCAGCTTTGACCAGTGCCACAGTGTCACGACCAAGCTGAGTATCAGGTGCATCAATGGAGTACATGAGCCCGTGCTCATCCTCATGCAGTCTCAGAGTGCCTGCTGACTCTCTGCCAAGCAGAGCACCAGTGTCGTGGTTATACAAAGCAAGCACATCATTCTGCTCATCTGCCAGAGTCTCAGTAAATGCACCCGGCAAAAGTATCTCACGAAAACCACCAGCAAGCACATGACTCGGCTCGTTGAATCGTGCAGCGTAGCCCGTCAGCCTCGGCTTGCCATTTTCCTCACGCAGCTCAACCGTGTGCTCAATGCTTCTCAGCTCGAGCGTGTCATTCTGTTGGCTCATTGTTTGTCACCCCGTTTGCTAGTTGTTTGAGTGTGGTCATGTTGACCTGCATAAATCGCTCGTCACCCTCTGGCCCGATTGGGTTCATGCCCTCAGCAGCTCTCACCTCATTGATACTCATGATGCCGCTGTTGAGTGCTTGCTGATACCATGCAGCACGAGCAGCTGAGTCACCTCTCATCATGGCATGTACGTCATGCTCAGCAAATAGCGTGTCATCACTGATGAGGTCTCTGCTGATACTGTCCTCAATGCGTCTCAGGTGAGGCATGAGTGAGTATGTCAAAAACTCTCGAGACTGGTGCTCGATGTTTGAGTATGTTGCACCGTCGAGACTTTGCACCAGATGCGGCGGCACTCTGAAAGCTCGGCAAATCTCAATGGTTGCCATCTTGCGGGCTTCAATAAATTGGCTTTCACTGTTGCTGCTCGATATATCTTGCACCTTGAGACCACCCGGCAGCACAGCAGTGCGGTGTGCTCTGTCTGCTCCTCTATGTATCCGCTCCCATTGTTCTCGGATGCGCTCAGCTGCCTCTGCTGGCATGTTGCTGCCCTCTGGTGATGTGAGCACACAACCCACTTTTGCACCATTTGAGAAAAAGCTCAGAGCGTATGTTTCAAGAGATCGAGCAAGTGCAATCGAGTCACGCACCAGTGAGGGTATGCTCATGCCGTTAATGCCATCAAGTGACGGCATCCTGAGATGCCATATTTGCCGAGGGTTGTATATTGTTTGCCTGCCGTTTGGCTCTCTGTAGACATACCTCAAAGAGTCATCACTCAGCCGCTCAATTTTCATGCGTGACGGGTGCAACGGTAGCAGATCAGTGATGACGTTGCCCGCTCGTTTTATCTCACAGTAGGCGTTGCCATATAGCAGGTATAACATTACAAGCTGCTCTCTGAGCTCAAGGCTTGTCTGCTCTTGGTTTGGTCTGCTTCTCAAAATCTTATACAGGCGTCTGTCAGTTGCCAGCACCTTGGCACCGTTTCCATCAAGACGATACAGGTGCAGCGGTAATGAGCTCACACCCTCAGCAATGACTCGAATGCAGGCAAGCACTGCGCTCACCTCTGGGGCTGTTTCTGGTGTTTCTCGTCTGACTTGCCCCTGCCGGGCAAGCTCTGCAAAACCAAAAGATCGGAGCTCTTGCATTTTGTACTGCTCACGATTCTTGACCACTTCAATAGTGCTCATAATGTTATGATATTCCAATCTGTATCAGGTTCACCAGCCACAGCAGCAGCTTGCACAGCCAGAGCCGTCACGAGCGCGGCAATACCGTCAATCCTCTCAGTGCTTTTCTGCTTGCTTGGTTTCATGTTTCCGGCGTGATCCATTTGTACCGCTGTATTGTTTGCACAGAACTCAAGCAGCTTGTGGCCTCCATGCCTAATTGTACCATTTAGCACTTTTGCCTCGAGTCGCTTAGTGGGCTCAGA